GCAGCAATAGCGCCCGTAGTGGTTTGTACGGTTACGCCATTTTGTACAACGGGCACAAGCTCCGTGCCTGTAATAGCACCCGCTGCTGGCAGTTGAGAGATTTGTACGTTTGCCATGATTACGGACTCACATTCAGGTTATCAAGGTTCCCGTTATTTTCGGGCGTCTGTGTATTTTGCTCAGGTGATATTACAAAATCGCCATATCCACCAGTTGTCAAAGAATTGTCTTGTACAGCCACGCTTTCATCAGGTCGTGGAAATCTTAGGTTAATTCTTTCCGTTTTTCTAGCGGGCAAACGGTAGGGATCAAAGTTATCTTTACAGCCCTCATCACAGACACGCAGACCAGGGAAGTTTGGGTCTGATTGTAATGACACAAATGCTCTTTTCATGCGGCATCTATCGCAAATTGCTATTGCAACCGACGTAAGACCAGAAGTGTCAAGAAATGTAGGCATTACCGTGTGTAAACAGATATGTTGGGCGCAAAGTAGATGGGCGACTTATCGCGCTCTTCTTGTTGCACCTCAAACAGGTACTTATCAGCCATTTTTTCAAGATATTGGATGCGCCCAGCATCAACTTGGGGCAATTCCATGCTCATTCTGTGCGCCAACATCATCTGAACAGCTTCATACCACCTTTGAGGGATCTCTAGCTCACCAGAAAGCGCTCCAACGTCCATAATTTGGCGCTGATACCAGACTGTCATCTGAATAAATGGGTCACTAGGCGTTGGCCATAGGTAAACAGTAGGCTGTGGGATGGTTCTATCAAACCAAAACTGAAACGGCTGGTTTGCTGTGAAGTTTTTATTGGGCAAATTGGTGTAATCATCACGATTTAGGCGTGACATTTGGATTTCACGGCTGTTATTGCCCACAAACCATTCGCGCAGAGCCAATGTTGTGTTGTTGTAAGCGCGGATTCGGTAGTACATGACCGATTGGCCTGGGTCAATGTCAGTCCACACCCATTGATTGTCAGTAACAACTATGCTTCCGAGGTTGTTTAGGGTGTTCCATGTAACGCCATCAACGGAATACTCTAGCGTAATCGACCAAGTAGCCGATCCACCCCCAGCAACATAGGGTAAAAAGCCAATAGACCCAGCATAAATGGGATTATTGGTGCCGTAATTAACAGATATGTTGCCATTGGCGCTTGTTTGTTGACAAACTGTATCAATGTCGGAGTCGTAAACATTTGCAATTACTCCACCAGCAGAGGTTGTGTATGACCCAGAAGGTCGGTTCATGGAGCGATACAGCACGTTCAGAACGTCTATGCAACCCACGGGCATGGTGTAGATGTATTGGTCAGCCTTTAGACCAAACACTTTTTTATTGATTGCCCAATAGTTGATGCCTTGATTGGCAAGATGCGACAGCAAGAAATATAAAGATTGGCGAGCAGATACGATTTGCTCCGAGGTAAGCTCTTCGGCCAATTTTCCGCATCGACGCGCACCATGATCAATCAGATCTTGGACGCTGATAACGGTCTCTCCAACTGTGCCTGAATAAGCCATTCGTTACCTCACCATCCTGGGCAGTTCCAACGCTTCAAGGATGCTTTTGCCCTTGGAGCGTCACCTTTTGAATGCTCTACAACACCGCTCATGCGCGAGCAGAACGAGTCCTTTCGAGCGCCGCCTTGTGGTTGCGGAGCTTTCAAATGACTTCCTGTCTCACGATTGTACTTAGCCCTACCCTTGGCGGTCAATCCAGCGCCCTTTTCCACAGACAGCTTTTCTCCACGGCCAACCGCTAGGCTTGGGCCACCCTCTTTAAACTTCTTACCTTTATCGGCAGCGGCAAAGTCTTTTCCTACTTTTTGAGGAATACCAACCTTCTTTGCAAAGCTAGGGTTATGCGCTACGGCTTCCATGAGCCTGTGTTGAGATGCTGATTTGCTAGGCATGGCTGTCAATCCGAATTTTTAATAAGAACAATTTCAAAGAAACCCGCCGCTTCATTGTTTGCCGCCCCGCCAATTGCTTCGCCTTGAATGCGAGTTTTTTCAGCAATTGAGAGAGGGTAGGGAAATGGTTGAGTTGAAATACTGTTATTGGTAACAATCAATGGGCCAGTGATGGCAATTCCATTTGTTCCCACAAAACGAGTTCTTGCAGTAATTAAGCTGGTTCCAGTATCTTGTGCCAAACCAATTCGCGCAATTGCCAAGTAGCCAGTGTAGCCAGCGGGTACTGTGTATTGGCTTGATGTTGCATTGTTGTAGCCTACAGCAATTAAGTTATAGATCGTTGCTGGTACGCCAGCAGTTACAACGCCAGAACCAATGTAAATCGTTCCTGCATTGGCCAATCCAGTTCCAGCACTTGCAACCAACATACTGTTGATACGCAAAAATGATTTGGTAGTCGTTACGGCGGTCTGACCATTCATGGTCACGGTCTCAGTAATAACATCGTAATTGGCGTCTAAGCCCGTGAGTAGCACGGTTCTTGCACCAGTTCCCGCCGCTGTATCGCTGGCGCTAGATGAACTTACAGTCATCTGTAAAGCGGCAGCAGGAAATGATAAATCTCCAATAGGAGTAATCATCTCCCACGCAGTATCAACATCGGAGTTATAACCAGATACCGTAACAATTGAGTGGCCCTGAATTTGACCGCGGGATACTTGCAATTCAAACGGCTCGTATGCGCCTTGACGCGACGCAGAAGAATAGATTCCCATGTTTATCTCCTGAAAAAAGTAGGGGCCGAAGCCCCCACTCTTAGCACTCTACAGAACCGCCACGCTTCTTAGCGGGGGAAACCGTCACAGACTTCTCGGTTTTAGTTACGCTGCCAGGCTTTTTCTCTGGGCTGGTAAAGAATCCCTTTACGCCTTCATAAACGCGCTTGGGGAATCCGAGAATTGCGTCACGAGTAGCTTCGTTCTCTGCTTTCTCAGCAGCCTTCTCAGCCTCCATGCGCTTGGTTTCACGAGCGATGATGGGATCAACCGCACCGCCCGTGTCATACTTTTTTACTGAACCACCTTTTTTATAGGTTCCAGAAAGTTGGTTAATGCTAACGGGACGTGCTGGACGCTTATTTCCCTGCGGCATTTCTACAGCCGCTCCATCGTCCTGAACTGCTCCGCCCCTAGCAAACTTTTTTGTGGCACCACCTTTTTTGTAGCCACCAGCATTGGATTTAGCAACGCCACCAGTAGCATAGCCACCGCCATTGCCTTCTTTCACTTCGCCAGTTTTAGCTGGAGAGTTATCAGGCTTGGATGTGTGTATCTTGGTGTCACGGTAAGCTCCACCTTGCTTCTCGGTGTTGATGATGCCGCCTTCTTTGTAGCCGCCTTGAGCGTTAGCAACGCCGCCAGTCTTCAAGCCCTTGTGAGCTTTGCTAGCAGGTTTGCCTTCGTGAGATTTTAACTCTTTCTCAATTTTACCCATCTTGGCCATCTCGGCTTTGTGGGTGGCTTTGGACTCCATTTCACCGCCTTTTTTCATAGCTGGAGGAACAGCCATGGCTTTACGGCGAGCTGCCAATGAGGGCTTGGCAGGACGAGCAGCGGGCATCATGCCGCCGCGTGCGGGCATAGCGGAAGGCAATACGGCTGGCATTGCACCACCCATAGCTTTTTTAACTTCCCCGCCCTTTTTGAGCTTCAATTCAATTGAAGGCTCGGTGGTCATCATTTTGACCATTGGTTTGAACTCGGCCATGATTTACTCCTTAAACTTTCTGGGCGTAAACCACGGTCAGGCGGAATACGCCTTGAGTAGCTACGGTGCCATTAGGATCAGCAGTAAATACCACGCTTTGGTTTGCGCCAATGTCTGACATTGCGGTCAGTTGAGCAGCAGTAAATGTCAAAGTAGTACGACCAGCAGCGCTAGCGTCAGTTGCAGACAAATACTGTGTACCAGCAGCAGCGGTTCCAATAGTTACTGGAACTTGTGTAGCAGTACCAAAGGAAGGAGCGGTCACCATATCAACCAAGAAGTTAATAATTTGTGAGTTCGCAGGTAATGTGATTGTGGAGCTAACGGCAGTGCCAGCAGCTACAGTAGTCACAGTAGTGGTTTGTGTGAGTACGACAAATCCACCGTCAACGGTGTCTGTCAATGTACCCGACCCCGCACGCAGGGTTGAACCAAAATAGGTTTGTGCCATTCTTTTCTCCTGTTGAAGAGGGGAGGACTAGCCTCCCCCACTTTCTTTAAACGCCGGGAGTACCGTACATTGCACGCCAGTCGGTGAAACCAACTTGGTAACGCTCGGTAGCCTTGTAACGCATAGAATCGGTCTCAAAGTCGCCTTCCATGGTTTTCTCAAGCTTACGACGCATCAAGAGCTTCATGCCTTCTGGGGCATCAGTCTGAACCCACCATGCGGTTGGGTTGGTCAAACGTGACAGAACAGCAGCGCCCTCGTCCAGCAAACCGATAGATTTGATCGGGTTGATGTCGTTGTTGGCGTTACCAGCACGCAGAACAGACTTCAGCAAAACCTCAGCTTGGAACACGTTGCCAGGAGCAACCACCAATTGACGTGGCACCAGACGGATCTTCTTGCCATTGTTGTCCACAGCCTGACGGATCTGGATCAACATTTGCTCAAGAGAAGTCTGTGACAAGTTGGCAGCAGTAGCCAACAGGTTGCTTGCAGTGCCGTTCACGATGGGGTGTGAAGCGCTGTTCAGTTGCACGCCGTCGCCGCCTGGGTAAGCCGAGTTAAACGCACGGTTCAACACGTTAGCAGACAGAGTTTCTTTGGTCTCAATCAAAGACTGAGCCAAGTGACGAGCGTAAACTTGACCGATGCGGATGTGGTCACCGTCCTCAACCAAAACTTTGGTCAAAGCAAATGCCAAGCCAAAGACTTGGTAGACATAGCGCTGGAGGAACAACACGCCACCTTGTTGGTACGACACTGGGGTGCCGTCTGGCAACTGAGGTGCTGCACCGAAACCGTACAGGACGGGTTCTTCGTGGTAGTTACGTGGGATGCCTTCCTGCTCGCGGAACACACGGCTCCACTCATCAGTGCGCTGATCATAAACGCCGTCGAAGCATTCGTTCAGGATAGGTTCAACAATCGAACGAAAGTCCGTACTTCTCATTGGAGCTGCCATGATTCGCCTCCTTAAACAGCGTTAGTAGTTGCTTGGAACTGCGATTCATTGATCGTAGCACGCACAACAGTATATGAATCGCCCCAAGCGTTATCTACGAGGGGGGCCAAGTCCACAATACGCATCTGTGCGCTGTTACCAGCACCAACTAGAGTTGTGGAAAGTGTGCACTGAGACAAACCAGTGACATTGCTGCCAGCAGTGGTGTTGCTCAAGTCGGCTTGATCGCCAACAGAAGTTTGTGCCAAAGAACCGTCAGCTTGAATTTCATACACGATGTTAGGATCATTGTAGAAATAAGCAATGCATGAACCAGTTTGGTATGCAGTGCTAGCGGGCCAGTAGTTGGACACGCGACGACGACCAGTAGTGTCAGTCCACTCAACACCAGCAAAGGCACCGAGGAACGAGTCACCAGCAGCGGCGATTTGGATTACGCCAGTAGTAGCCAACTTTACGGGTTGACCTTTCAGGATGTCGCTGGAATAACCAGAGACGATACCGCCAGCAAGCGCTTGGGCGCGATCCAGACCAGATGGATGGAACGCAGGGCGCATACCGAACGGAGCATTTGTAGAAGACATAGTCTTACTCCTTTAAGTTCGATGTGTATTGGCTATTAAAAGATTGGAGCCTCTACACGTTGATCAATGTTGTCCAAGCCTTCGCCTTCAATTCGACCCAACGCTTTACCGTTGCTATCGCGTCCAACTTGCTGCTCCGCTTGAAGTCGAATCTTGTTCGCTTCCTCAAGTGGTGCATCGTGGTGGAAGTGCGCCATAATATCCTGATAGATATCCATCGGGATTTTGTGGAGCAACATCTCGTTGCACGCAATAAAACCAGTGTGTTCGCCAGCTTTTACGCGATAGTTCTCAAAGTTTGGAAATTCCTCGGCTTTAACGGGAACATAACCTATGCGAATACGCTTATCAATACTGTCATAACTATTGGTTGTCGATAACCAGCAAAGATGCCATCCTTTTAACTCTGGCGTCTTGGGCAATGCGCTTTGTGTCCATTCATCACTCCACATCTTGCGACGTTCCTGAGACGACATGAACTTCTCTTCGGGGGCAGCGCGGTCTAGATCTTGCGAAGATCGGTTCTCACGACCACCAGCGGAGAGAGATTTCTTTAAACGAGATTCCATTTTTAACTCCTATAACCTTGAGATTGTTTAGATTCAGTTGCGTAACGCTTAATCATTCGTGCTCGCTTGTTAGGATCATCCCAGAAGCCAGCATCTTTCATGGCCCTCACTTGCTCGGGGGATAGAGTAAATGAGTTTTTACTGCCACTAGAGGCGATGTTTTCGCGTCCTGAACCCGTCACAATACTTCTCGGTTTGCGAGAAGACCTCTCGTCATGATTAACATTATATCTATGCGGTAACCGTTTTAGCAAGCGGTTATCTAACTCCTCCCAATATTCGGATGAATTGGGGTTCCAACCTTCTTTAACTAATTTCTGATCTATAACTTTTGCTATTTCAGAATCTTCGTCTTCACCCTTTGGGTCATACCAAGGGTTTCTATCCATCCAACGTGATGCTTGACGCTGCATCTCTGCATTATCTTGTTGGATAGGACGGTCTTGAGTAGATTGATTTGCTTGGGTTCTGAGGTTTTTTAACGCCTCAACTTGGCTGCGAGTTTCGTACCACATCTCTTGGGCCTTGGCCATGGCTTCGCCATCACCAGAACTAGCCGCCTCAGAGATTTTCATGCGGGCATATTGCAGTCTTAACTCTTGATCCTCGATTGTTTTATCAATTCGGGCAAGCTCAGAACTGTGGGTTTTTCGCTCCACTACCGCAAGTCGTTCTTGTAACTCTTGGTTTTGGCGCTGAAGGTTTTGTAACCGAATGTCTTTTTCTACATTCGATTGTTTAATATATTCCTTCTTGGCTCGGCGGCGTGCACGGCGTGCGGCACGGATGGCTTCGGTGTCATCAGGCTGGTCAGCATCATCATCTACTGCACCACCTTCTGCGGCCTCCACCTCTTCCCGCGGCTCTTGTTCCTCTGTTTGAGGATTATCAATACCATCAGGCAGGTCTACAGTTGCAGAGCCGTCAGCGCCCTCAGATACTTTAATGTCTAGATTCTCGTCTTTATCACTCATGTTTCACCTCACAAAAATGCTTTCATTGAAAGCGGGTCACCAGTTAGCTTGGCAATAACTTCATGATCATTCAAAATCATAAACAAAGACGGCTCTTCATTTTCTTTTTCGCCGGGCACTTGAACCTCCCAACGATCTCCACCCCATTTAGGGACACGGATGTAATCACCCACTTGGCACCAAGTTCCTTCTGGCCATCCTTGCATTGTGTCACGATGTTTGAAAGCCAATGGGCCAAGAGCAATCACTTTTGCAACCATGTTCTGCCACTTCTCTGTCTCTTGTGTTTCGTGAGGCAAAAAAATACCAGATTTTGTTTTTTTAACAGCGCGGCGCAATTGCACCAAAATACGCCCACCAAGCGGCAACGCGCCTGGCTCTACTGCGGGGAAAGCCCACGCCAACTCATTCTCTCGTTCACTCATCATCGTCTTCCTTTAACAATTTATTTAAAATGTCTAAGGCTTGTTTTAAGCC